GGAAAGCCAAATGCTGCCCACCATCAGTGCCAGATGCAACAGCAATAGCTGCAGTAATAGCAGCCTTGGAATCGGCTATGCCAAATGCGCCGAACCAATCAACCTCGATAGGGCCAGTAAATTGGCGCTTCCAACGCATGCCATTAGATGCCACAATGACGGTTCCGCCATTGTCGATGCTGGCCGTATCATTAGGGTCAGGTACGAACCATCCAGCAATTCCACTTGGCGAGGCTCCAGCCAAGTATCCTGTAATATACACAGATTTTCGAGGCCCAACATATGCACGTAAGGCACCGTAATCAGCAAGCTGCAAAGCATTAAACGACTGTGCGACGGTCTCGCCGCCATTACCTATCATTTCAGAGCCATTTGATGCCGACAGATCAACAATACTTATATTGTCACGGTCATAAATCGTATTGTCAAATGAGTCTTTAAGGATTACGCGATAGTTACCGCTGCCATACATTACTACTTCGCCGCGTGCATTTGCCACAACTGGGTTTGTATTCTCAATGGTCAGAGCTTGGTCTTGATACGTTTTCTTCGGCGTCAGTGATCCAGCTGAATATGTGAAAATCTTCCCGGCAAAAAGTGGATCACCAATATCGTTCAAAAACTGCTGCTTTGGCTCTGGTAGAAGGCTGCCTGGCATGGTAAATCCTTTACTGTTTCGTGCTACATTACGTTGATTAACCACGAGGATATCACATGGAATTCAACCCTATTTTGCTGGGCTACTTGGTAGCCTCTATCATCACTGCCTGGCTACTTCCCGAAGTCCCGTAATCGTTTTTTATCTTCCCTATCCTGCTCTGCTGCGCCTACGCCAATGACTGCTGATGGCATATTACGCAACCGGTTGCTAGGCACAGCAGCAGGAGTATCCGCAGCAATGGCGGCTGGCGCATTCAGTGCGCGCTTAGATCCGATGCCGATGGAAATGTTCTGTACAGGCTGTTGTATTAGGCCACCCGCTGGGATCTTACTCAGCAAGGCGCTACCTGCAATCCGGTCAAGAATATTCGACATTAAGACCGCGCCAGTATTCGAATTGCCCACTGCGCTACCACGCGGCTGAACCTGCTCATAGGAAGCAACTCGACCAAGAGCCTTAAGCTGGTCGATATCCTTCTGCGGGAACCAGATAGCCAAACGTTCATCGCCGATATCCTTCAATGCCTTGTTGAATGCAGACTGGCTCACATTGCCGATTTCATCCGATGCGCGGCCAAGTGCCCTCGATTTCAGATGTTCGATGATTTGCTCACGCACAGTGGTTATGGCCAGTGGGTCGCCCTTGATGGATGAGCGAAGCGCCTGCTGGGCAGCGATAGTAGAATCCTTGCCATTGCCAGTGATGTAGGTATTTACGAACTTGTCCGGCTCGACGCCATCACGCACAGCAGCAAGCGCAGGCGTTTTCTCTACGATCTGCATGTACGAGCGGTTCAGCTTGCGCGCACGGGTGAATGCGTTGATGGCCTCCTGCCCGATATCCTGGCCTGGGAGCAGTGGCGTTTCATCAAGCGCCTGGCGAACGTAACCAAGAGCCTTTCGCTCTGCCGCATCGCTAGACGCGCGCTGAAGGCCCGCAATGCTGGTCTTGAACTGTTCAGCCATATCCACAGTCAGAGGGGCCGCAGCAGGTGCTGGAGCGCCTGGAACTGGCAGCTTGCCATCGTTGATAACCTGCGTCCACTTCTTGTTCAAAATATTGCGCACAGCAGCCGGGATCTTGTCGCCAAGCAGCGCTTCATCAATCAGGCTGTTTGCGCGCGTAACAAATGCGTCGGGGTCAAGTTCAGCACTTCGGCCATTGGCAGCCCGTGCCTGCGAATAGCGAGAACTGATTAGCGCCTGGGCGCGTGCGTCCCTAGCGCCAAGAGTCCCGCTAATAGTCGTGCCTGCGCCTGCTAGGGTAGCTGGAGCGGCTGAACCAAGCTTATTCATGCCGCTGATAATCTCGCGGTTATTCGCGTTCTCGGTTTGCCCAAGCTGTTGCGCTGCAGCGTCTTTGCTATTAATGCCCTGCTTGGCCAGGTTCTTTTGCTGGCTGATGATCGCAGGGTCAAGCGACAGCGTTGCCTTAGTAGGGGTCAAGCCAGTCAGGCGATAGTCAGCCAAGCGGCGCAACTCATCCGGCTTGAGATCGTCGCTAATCTTGAGGGCGGCCGCCACGTCATCGCGGATTCCTTGCGCAACCTGCGGCGCCATGTTTTCGACCTTGATACCATTCGGCGCGATTGCAGCATTGATCTTGACGTCTAACTCATCGGGCGTATATGTCGGCGTGCGCGTGCCGATACGGCCGGCAAGCTGCGCAATCTTGTTGGCGGCCAAAGGCGTAGCAATCCCAGCACCAAGAGCTGCAACGAATTGGGATAGCGCATTGCCGCCAGTCTCCCGCACATAGCCGCCAGCGCCTCCTGCTGACGCCGCAGAGGCTAATTGCGTAGCAGGCGCAGCCGCCAACGAACGAGCTACAGCATTTGTCACACCAGTAGAGCCTTGAGCAACTCGGCTTGCAATTCCGATAGGTGCGGCGGCTCCGGCCATTGTTTCGCCAATATCGCCAACTACACGCTCAGTTGCATTGCGCGGCACTGGAAGACCAAGCGAGTTTGACAGCATGCGGCCAATTCCAGGCTTCATCTGCTGACTAGCAGGCAGCACCAGATTGCCAGCAGCACGAACCGGAGTAGCAACAAGATCAACGATGTTTCCCAGCCCTTGTAGGCCGGCGCGCGCAGTCAGCCCAATCTGGCGCGGAACATCAGCGATAGATTCGTTCAATTGTTCGCCGAATGGCTTCGAAGGAGCCGGTGCAGATACGCCCGCCGATTGCGCACGAGTCTGCTGATATGCCTTCGAAACGATATCGAATTCGGGCGTACCTTTTTTGTCGGCGTTTTTGACAATCCATGCTGCATACTCTTCGGATGATGCCATTATTTACCCCCTAAGATCGCATCAGCCTGGTCGAATATATTTCCGCCACCTGACGGCTCAGCATCAAATGCGGCTCGACCCGCATTCTTTTTAAGGCCTTGGATGGCCAGCTTCCTGTTTTTGCTCTTCTGCTCGATCACACCCTTACCATCGCCAGGTTGCGGGAAATACTGCTTCCGCGCATTATCAAACTCGCTTGCACCAATAGCCGCACCAGATTCTTGACGAAGAACGGCATTGATGAAGTCGCGCTGTGCTTGCTCGGCTCGTTGGTCGTTGTCGTTCAATGCGAACTTGTTTGCAGCGGATCCAAGAAGGCCACCAATAAGCGGAGTATTCTCAACTGACGATTTCGAATTGATAGCAGCTGGGCTATATTTCCCGACAAGGCTGCCAAGCACTTTATCCGCTTCCTCTGCTCGTGCGCCAAATGCAGCAGACTTTCCTTGGAACTCCGTTGGAGCTTTAGCCGAAGTAACTGGCTTTCCGTCTCGCATGACTGGCTGAGAATTGCCGGTACGCGGGTCAACCAGAATTGGGCCTGTATCCGTCTGCACTACTTGACCACGTGGCGCCTGTCGGTCAAAGCTGAGACGCTGTTGAGCCAGTCCAAGAGTGCCACGAGATACGGCAAGTTGGCCAGCGGAGTTAGCCTCACGAGCCATATTGCTGCGTTTAGTCTCGCCAAATACTTGTTCTTGCTGACGTGCTGCAACTTGCTCTTTGGCACTCATAGCGGCATTGCGCTGCTGTTCGAGCCATGCCGGGATCTGCGATGGATCTTGAGGCGCCGAAGCTAGTACCTTATCAACCATTTCAGGCTTGATGACACCGATATCCGAAAGATGTCCGAGAGCACGCTGGATCATCACAGGATTGGCGCCGCCTGGCACTGCTTGTAATGCACCAAGTGTCGATGCGATACTGTCAAATGACGTTTTTGCAGCCTTGACTTGCGTTTCTTGGGCGTCAGCCTCCGACTTTTTCAAATCAGCAATGGCTTTCTTCTGCTCTTGCGCAGTCTTCTGGTATGCCAGTGCCTGGCTACCGAAGCCGCCACTAGCTAGGCCAGATACGATATCTTCGCCTGATTTACCAGCAGCTAAAAGCTGGGCTAATGAGGAATCAGCAGCCTGAGTTCGGGCCTTATCAGCAAAAGCCATATCAGCAATGCGATTTTGATTTCTGGCGGTTTGAACTTGCGCTACCTTTGCGTAAGTATCCAGCGGGCTATCAAGTTGAACGCCGCGAGCTTGGAGGATGATATTAGGGTCAAGTGCCATGTTATTCCTCAATCAAGGCGAGTAGCCAGGGCCGTACATGTTGAAATTGGCTGTTTGGTTTGTTGCGCCTTCGGTAATCGGGCTATAACTGCCACCATTGAGCAATTGGTTTTGCGTGTACCAGTTAGTAGCCTGTCCAAGTGAATTGGTCAGCGCGTTTCCTGTAGCCACATAGCCCGATGCTCGAGCATTACCCGAGGCAAGCTGATTACTCGCCACTTGTTGCGCCATGTTCTGGCCAGCGTTTCCGATGGCATTCGTAGCCACCTGCCCAACTCCAGCCAAACTAGCCAATCGGTTGTTATTCGTATTGCTAGTCGTCAGGGCGCGATTGTATGCATCGTTGAACTTGGTCGATGCGTAGTCAGTGTTGTACTGGCTAGCTGCCTTCAAGGCGGCACCCGATAACAAGCCACCACGCGCAGCAGCGCTATTTGTAATGCCCGCCTGTCCCTGCTGCAACCCGAACTGATAGCCAGGATCTGTAGCAACATTGGATCCATCGAACGAGAATGCAGGCGCTGCCGCAAGCTTGTTGATCGCCGTTACCCCGACTTGTCGGAATGGCTCTTGATCAGCACGATTCTGGTTGTACTGTGCCATCGAGGTATCGGTTGCTTGCTGCGATGCTTGCGTTTGCGCATTCGCCGCTTTGCTAGCGGACTTTGATGCCACCACGCCGCCAACAACTGCGCTTCCTACTACTGCTGCTGCTACCCAAGACATGGCAAACCTCCTGCGCCTTCCAGCGCCTCAAAACTTTCTGCGATCAAGTCAGCCTCAATCTTTGTTATGTCGGTTTCATCGGTGCGGAAGACATTGACGAAAACAGTGTCCTCATGCGCAAAGCCTACTTTCTGCATTCCTGCTGGAGATGTGACCATGTAACCAGCCTGGGCGCGAAGCTCGCCTGTCTCTGTGCCGATGCTAATGTCGCCGCTCAGAACAATATTCACGCATGGTTTTTTGTGAATCTTCCCGAGCAATAGAACGCCCTTGGGAATGAATATGGTTCGCGTGTATAGCCCATAAGCCAATGTTTCTTCATGCCGGATTTCCACTTGTTCAACAGACGCCATGCGCTTATGAAGAGCAGAAATCTCAGATCGCACATGAAGCTGGTCAGAGCTTGCTCCAAAGATTTCAGAAAGTTGACTCATGGTCACATCGGCAAAAAGGTTATGGTAGGCGCCACCAAGTATGTAAAACGGATTTTATCACCCGCAGCAATCGAAATAGGGCCAGAAGCAATGCCAGCGACGAAGAATGTACTGCCTCGTCCGTATTCTACCAGCGAAACCGTACCGCCCGATATAAAGATAATCCCATTAGATGAAGCCGTAAAAACATATCCCGTGCCTGATGGCGTCACCGAGCGTGATGATCCTCGCCCAGTAGCGTAATCAACTTTTTCGCCAAGATGTGGCATTAGGTAATCTCGCGCACACTGATGCGAAGCACCAAAGAAGAAGCCACCGTGCCAAGCGTGCTAATGAAGTCTCCAGGGTTAAGGATCTGGCCTACCATTTCCGGGCATGTATAGGTGGGGTCAGTCGAAGTAAAAGTTTTCGGCTGCATGATGATGTTCGAAACGCCAGCAGTTCCACCACTTGGAACAATTTTCATTGTCGCTGCTGATGCTGCACCAGTTGGCGGCGTGATGGTGCATTTGTCGATAATGCAGCGGACGGGAGCAGTATACTGCGTGGTTTCTGCTGCCTCCATGTATTTTGCTTCGACTGCGCATTTAGCTGTGACGGTCATAATGTTACCCCCTGTTCTAAGTCGTTAATCCTGCGCTCCAGAATAGTAATTTGCTCTTGTGCGCTTCTGATCTGTGTTTCCAAATATTCTATGGTCTGCTCCTGGCTTATGGGAGGTGATTGCGAATCTTGCGCGGCCGGCTGTTGGCAGTTAGGCGGCAATGAACCGAAGTCGGATGAAACTGTTGCCACTACAATATCTTGGCTTTGAGCTGGCGGCGAAACATCAAGATAATCAACCCTCTCAATTACAGTTGTAACCCCTTCTACTACTTGGGGAAGAGTGGGGGCGCCAACCTCAGTCCCAACTTGCGTATAAAGGTGGCGTAGCGCGTCAATGGCCACGCGGTCAAATCCCATCTGAAAAAGCATGGCCTCATTGAGTTTGACTATAGCCATTAGCTTCCAAGCTCCAAATCGAGGAATGCGCCCTGCAAAACGATAGGGCCAATAGCGGTTGTTGATACCTCAAATACTCTATCACGGCCACGCCCCAGGCGATCAAAGAATGGCTTCAGACTATATTCACCAGCCCTCCCAAGCGAGGTAACAAGTGGCGATGACCACGTGTTACCTCCATCATCAGACCAGCGCAACCAAACTTTAGGATCTTGCTCCAACTCACTACCGATTCCAACCTGCATATCCAACGTCATACGGCGAAAAAACTGAATCACGTTCGCCTGGCTGATGTGCTGGAATGATTTAACACGCGGAATCACGGCGCCATTATCAGTGTACGTATCGAGGTCAAGTTCATAAATATTTCCATTCTCTCGGTCGCCAACCAGATGCTTGCGCTGATAAAAGCAGTAGCAACTATCGCGAACCTGCTCATATTGGTTGTTTTCCAGGCGATAAGCACGCTCAGCCCACAACTGCGTAGCTGCATCATAGGCCCATGTCTTCTTTGCAGTCGGGAACGTAATCACATAGAACGAATGACCGCTTTGCTGGTAGCTGTAGGCGATAGCATCATCCAGGCGCGGATACTTCCGAATTTCCTCTTCAAGAGCATGCGTGCTGGTACGCGCTGGGCTGTAACCATTGGCACGCCAGATCATCGCACCGCCTCGCTTATCATTGCCAAGCCAGTAAAGCGTGTTGTCCATTGGAGCAATAGAACCAGCGGCAGCGCAACCAGTCTCTTGCACTGCGCCACTGATAGCCTCAAAAGCTGCCGATGCAGATGCAGATGGCGAAAACACATCAAGAGACTTCTCACCGAATAGCCATATTTCGTTATGGTCGCGAATCGCACGAACAACCTTATCCGGGGTTGACTCACCAGTAGCAAAGTCAAGTGGATCAAGAGTAAGTGCATAAGCTCCAGACCAATAAAATTGCCCAGTACCTGGCCTATTAAATATAAAAAACCCGTTCAGGAAATCTACATAATCTGAGCCATACCAGCCAGCGCCGGACATTGATCCAACAGCTAGGGTAGATAGGTTGACGGTTGGCGCGATAGTGGAACCATCAACGAACACGGCAGACAATCCATTGTCTGATCCGATAACCTGAGTAGAAGAATTCCCAAGAGATGCAACAAACACCCAAGCAGACCCGGAATATCGGTAAAGACTAGTGCCACGCGCTGCAAATAATTGCCCCTTACTCGTTTCGTAGATGCCACGAATTGCGCCATCTCCAGGGACGGTTGACCATATCTTTCGCCCGGGAGTGCTGTAGAACGTCATCGGAGCAGCCGCATCAGGCGTGCCGATTTCTGGATACAAGTTTATGCAGCGCTGTGCATTCGAAATTACAGAGCGCGTCTTGTTTGACGCCGATAGGAAAGATATGCGCGGCATTAGCCTACTACCTCAAAACAGATTGGCGCAGTCTCGGCGGCATAGGCTAGCATTAACTGGCGACGCTGCAAGAAACGTCTCTCAATGTCCTGGCGATCAGCCATGGGAACGCTGAACTTGACAGCGCATTCATTGGCAACCCATAGGCCAAGGCCGCCGATCCAAGCTTGTGCTACGTCAGGAACGGTGGATACCGTGGCATCCATTTCGATAGCTTGATACGTCAGTTGCAACAGCGGATCAGTGGATGGTATAGGCCACAGGTAGCCAAAGTTATTCGGCGCGATATAGATACGCTGCGGCTCCAATGATGGATTCGCAAGTGGGTCAATGAATTCGTATTGCAGGCGGTCATATTCAGCCTTGGCAATCACGTAGACAGGAGGATGGCCGCCGTTCACAGTGCGCGTGAAAGCCGGCGCACCGTAGTAATCAGCAGGCAACGTCACAACGCCAGGCGTCAGCCCAGACCACGCAATAGAAACAGGCGCAGGCGTGATTTTCGGCCACACAACACCATGCAGAGGAAGCTCTTTCAGAATGTTCTGCAGACCCGTCAGCACCTTCTGATAATCATCAGCCGGAGCTGTCTGGCCCTGCGCCAACACGCCCATGATTTCGAGCGCATCGGTAAGGATGCCTTGGGTCGGGAGCGTGTAGGAGGTGGACATTAGACGACCGAAACGCTGATGTTGAAACGTGGGATCTTGATCGGAGCCTTGTCAGCGCCAACGGTATCGACAACGGTATTGCGCAGGATTTCAATCACGCCTTCAGGAACGATCACTTCCTTGTCGCGCTGGATCAGGTACGAATGATAATTGTGCCCAACGAAAACATCGCTACGGCCTTCTGCGCTGTCTTCTGCGGCAATGGTCAGCTTGAACATCTTTGGCGCGTCTTCTACGCCATTGTCATCTTTTGCAATCTTGGTCATGCTTATCTCCTTGAAAGAAGACCCGCCGAAGCGGGCCGTAACTTAGCCGATGGCTTCGTATGTAAAAACTTTCGACGCAACCAGAGTTGCAGCCTTGATGGTAAAGCCGCTTGCCGAAGGCGTGACGCCGGAGCTTGTGACCAGCGTACGAGTACCAGCGGCAACGGTCAAGATAGCCGAGTCGTCAGCCATGCCTTCAAACCACTCGATGGTACTGCGGTCGGTCAGGTTGATGAAGCGCACAACGCGGGGGCGATAGCCGGTGACGAATAGGGTATCAGCAGCGGCGCCAGCATCGGACGTAACTTGGCCGATGGTCTGGTTTCGCACCTGGTGCATAGTGTTGGTGTTGATGGTGTATGCCATGATAGTTCCTTTGATGTTAGCGGGCCGAGTTTCCCCGGCCCTGATTCATTACAGACTTGCGCCGACTTCAAGACGCAGGAGCCATGCATCGTTTAAGATTCGCGTGGTCGTCGTAGCTTTCCAGCCAACGGTGGAACGTTGGTTCAGCGGATCAGCCGTACCAGCCGAACCCAGCGGCTTGACTTCGGTCATCATGCCAGCACCAGCCAGCGGGATAACAGCATAAGCGTCAGCGCCGAAGATCATCACGGCATACACATCAAAGTTGGCGCCGTTGTTCTTCAGAACAGTCGTGCCGGCAGCGCCAGCGCCTGGGAAGATCTTGGCATTGGTCGAGGTAACGAAGCGGATGTTCTTGTACGCGCCTACTTCATCTTCCATCACACCATCCATCGAGCCGTAATCGCTTACTGCGCGATAGCCAACGACACTTTCCAGATCGAATTCTACGTCTGGGTGAATCACGGCGATGAAAGCCTTGCGAACTGCACCGGTGCCGACGTTTTGCGAAGACGACAGGCCTTCCTTCATGAACTTGGTGTTTTGCACCTTCAGGAAGCGAATGGCGCGATCCAGATCGGTTGCGGTGATCTTGGCAGCCACCAGCGCACGCGATGCCACGCCGGAAGCGTATGCAACGTTAGTGCCGGTAACGAGAACATCTCGGCGATGTTGGTCGATGGTCGTACCTGCTTGGTCGCCCAGTACATCGGTGGCTTCGGTGACAACAGGATCTTGGTTGGTCATGCTGACCATGTCGGTCAGCGTGACGTAATCGCCAAACTGTTGCAGAGTCGCCAAGATATCAGTCACGGCCAATTGCGAACCAGCAGGCGTTACGCCTTCGGTCAGTGGCGTGGATGCCGGCGCAAGCTGCGAGTAGCGGCGGAACTTGATCTGGTTGCCGGAGCGTTGCGACAGCGGGCGTTTCTGGCCGAAACGGCCATAGACTTCTGCTGGTTGCGCACGGCGCAGAAGGTTGCGATCATAGAACGCCTGGGTGCCTGGTGGCAGGGTGGTAAGATTGGTCAAAGCCATGGTAGTACTCCTATCGGATTAAATTAATAGCCTTTAACTCGGCGAACTTCTTTCTCAAAATCCGCGTCGCTCATGTTCAGGATGCGCTTTGCTGCTTCCGCGTCCGCATCGGGGGCTTGTCGTTGCTGTCCGCCACCGCCTGGAGTTGGTACGCTCATTGCGCTTTTTTCTTGTTGCTTTGCGTGTTCAGCGGCGAATCGTTCTGTCGCCTTACGCACTGCATACAATTCTTTCTCTGCCGCGATTTCCCGGATTACGTTCAAAGGGTTGTGCACATCTTCGCCAAGGGCTTTCAAGCGATCAGCAATTGCAGTTTCAAGCTGCGGGTCAATGGCTGGGTCGAAGATGCCAGGATGCGCCGCCTCGATTGTTGCTTGCCACTGCTCCTGCCACTCTTGCGCCGCAATCTTCGGAGCCGGATCATTGACGACATGACGGATGGCCTCAGCCAATTCCGGGTTGTCGTCCAAGATTGCCGGTTTAGTCGCCTCACGCTCACGCTGCTCACGCTCACGCTTCAATGCGGCCAACTCCTGCGCCTGCTTGGTTCCCCAAGCCTGGTTATCACGCGCTTGCTTCTCGGCCTTCTCTGCCTTTGCCCGCCATTCGTCAACGGTTTCCGGCTGCTTGTCTTCTGGCTTAGCTTGTGCATCGACTGGCTTAGCTGCTGGCGCGGCCTCTACAGCCTTCTCAGGCTCCTTTGCCGGTGCGGTAGTGGCTTCGGGCGGCTTGCCCTGTTCCGCCGCGTCCAATGCTGCCGTAGCTGCGTCGTAGTCCTTTTTGTACTGCTCTTCCGGGATTTACTTCTAATGAGCGACACACTACGAAATTCCGGACTAGCCAATCTTCTAAGCTCTCGCTTGCAGCTTTGGGATGATGCGCGCAAGACGCAGGAGCTTAAAATGCTCGACTGC